TTGATTAAAGAGCGTAGAAATTTGATGGCTTTGTTTTTATTGACTATGGGCTTGTCAACTTCTGCCCGGACCACCAAATGTTTATGAGCTAACATATGAGATTATTTAGTAATAAACTATTACTTTTGACGGTTCATGGCCTTTATTAAGCCATATTTTCTGACATCTCCTGAAAAAAGATGCAATTCCATTGCCTTTTTTTCATTAGTTACAACAATACCTTGACGATCTAAGTAGTAAGGACAGTCTATAAACTGATCCATCCATATGACTACGTTTGTTGTAAATTCAAAATCTGCAGGATAAGGAACCTGATATGTTTGTAAATCAAGCTCATTTGTAATAAAATCATAGCCTGCTTCAGTAAGGCGTAATCCACCTGTCTCTTTAGATCTTGTATTTTGCCACCATAAAGGCATTACTTCTTTAATGCTGGCTTCGTTAACTGCCTTTCCAGCATTTTTTAGAAAGATTTTTGTGTATGTTTCTTTCCAATTCATTGCTAATCTGTATCTACTGTTTCACCTGAGCTTAATTTTACCACTGTAAACTCTGTGCAATTAAATAAATCATTTAATTTTTTTGCTAGATTGATTGCATGTCCTGGATTTGAGAATGATACTTTTTTATACTTAGGTCCTGGATAATTAGTAAGACTATTAGAGGACTTCAGGTTAAAAGGTTTATTGTTATAGAACACTGCCCATATGGCATCCGCATCTAGAATTTGTTCGCTTTTATAGGTTTTTTTATCTATATGTTCTAACAATATTGTAGGTTTTGGTCTACTCATATGCGTATTTCCTTAATTATATACGCATATATTTATCCGATTTTACCAGGTATTTCCGCCGTCTAATTCTACTTTAATAGTTTCGTCTTCACGTGAATATTTTTTTTCTAATATTTCTTCAAGGTTTCCATTTAATCGAGCCATTATTTCACCTAAAGTAAATGCAAGTCTTTTTGCAGATTGAATATCAATTTTAATTTCTCTAGCGTTACTAGCATCTGCACTTTTTACCTGTTGTATAAGTTGTTGCACAGGTATTGTGTTTATTGGATCATTTTGCATTGGCTTTACTCAATTCAGTACGCATTTCTAAAGATGTTTTGAAAGGCCCTTTGAAAGGATATCTTTCAAGAGTGATTAGTTTAGGACAAAAAGATTTTACCCAACCTTTTTCAAAACCAATGATGTAATAACCTGCACAATACAGACTTTTTGATTTAGGGCTTTTTGTAAACAAAGGTAATTTATTTTTTACATCAAATAACGGATTGTGCGGAGTACAACTTGCATCAAAGCCGTGTACTTCTTTATTTGTAAGTTCTGTAATCTCTAACTTTGACCAAAGTATTTTACCAAATGATTTTTCGATTTGTTTAGCATTTTTTACAAAGCGTGTACCTTTTGAATCACTTAAAATATATTTGTCATCCGATAATGACAGTGTGCCAATTTTTGTACCACTATCTTCTAGTATCCAAAATTTACCGTCAATTATTTCTTTTGCTTTTACTGTCATGCTATATACCTCGCTTGTAATGGTTCTGCAAATGCTTGAGCATTTTCACTTACACGTTGTAAGTCCCAAGTTGCACAAAATTTCATTAATCTTAAACCTACTTGACTAACTTCTTTAGGAGTACTTGCTTGGTTAATTACTTCTTTAATTTTGTTTCTAATTTCTGTAGGCTGTGCTGTCAGATCGCAAAGTGTTACGTTACGTGTGTAATCGTCTAGCACACGATGTTCTTTACCTTCATGATCGACCCAACGTTGCAACATCAAATTATTCCAGTTGTAGCCTTTGCTATCTTTATCAGCAAACGCTTCTAACAAACCTACTTTGTTCTTAGTACCTTTTTTACGAACACCAGGATAAGCACTAAACACGTTATCACTTGTGTCACCTCTCATACACTTTTCGAATAGCATAAATTCTGGATCAGGTGCGGCCTTAGGCTCGCCTGTTTTCTTATCAAGCACTACTTTACCTTTATCAGTGTAATAGCCTTCGTTTGTAATTACAGTGTTAGAAACTCCATTATATTGTTTAACATTAGGTGAAATAAGTTGTGCAAAGTCACCATCTGTTGAAATAATTACATGCTTATCATTAGGATGTGATTGTACCCAACCTGCAATCAAATCATCTGCTTCTAGTTCGGGATGATGTAGAACAGTACAATTTGTTTTATTTGTAATGAATTCTTTAAAATGATCAAATGCTTCCCAAAACATTTTATCTTCTTCTGCTTCTTTTTCTGTTAGAGAAGCACGAGCATCACTGCGATTTCTTTTGTAAGGTTCATAAAAGTCCTTACGCCAACTACGACCTTCTAAGCAGAATACAACATGACTGCCATCAAAGTCTTGCCACGCCTTTTTAATACCAGCAAGAGTAATATGGAAAGCCATACCTAGTTTTGTATCTAGATCACCTCTAATTACATGTCTAGCACGGAAAAATGTATTTGCTGTATCTACTAATATATAAGTCATTAACTTACCTCTGATTTGTCCTTGTCTATAGGTTTAACATTAATATAACCCATTTCTCTATCTTTGTCAAGTCCATCTTCTTCCAAAATCTGCATTGCGATAGTTTTAAACCAAGAATTTACAATGTCTTCGTTTGTTTCTCCCGAATATCCTGCATCAAGTAGTTCTTCAATAAATTGATTGTTCCAATCTAGTTCAAAAAAACCATTACGTATATTATCTGGATTTACTTGGGTATCAAGAACACCAACCCATGCCTTACCTGCTCGGGTTGCTTCATCCTTTTCTTTTGCAAGAACTTCTCTACGTTGATCTTCAATTGATTTTTCTTTAGCAGGCTCATCAATTTTTCTCTTAATTCCTGCATCTCTTATTAATTTATTCCACCATCCCATCATTTCTGTTCCTTAAAATAATCTACACTCTGCGTCATACGTTTAATAACAAATGATTTAGGATCAGTATAATTACTTGTTCCTTCTGCACTTACATCAACATACATTCCTTCTGCCTGTAACTTATGCCATGTTTTATTAATTTGCGAAATTTCACTTTTAAATTGTTTTACAAGTTCTACAACTTTTGGATCTTTCATATTAGTCCTTTCTCTCTTAGCTCTTCATCTAAGTTCTTTTGAACTGGAGCCTTCATTGCCTTTTCGTGTTGTTTGTTTTTATACTTCACAAGTTCCTCAAGTTCCCCAGGCATTTCCGAATAAGCTGATGTGGAGTCTTGGAGTGAATCTCCACCCTCTTTCCATACATGCTTCGGCAACTTCTTTAACATTGAGATTATATTCTTCACTGCGTCCGCCCAACGGCATAAGATATACCGGACATTGTACCCCGGCGTTTCTGTAAGCGTCCACAGCTCTTGTAACTTCTTCAAAGTCATTTTTAGTAGCGACAACAAACTTAAGATAGATGTCACTACCATCAACAAGACTATACTCTTTAGCAACATCAGGGAGTATAGCAGTTTCCCAAGGTTCTCCGCTAACGCTAAGTTTTGGGGAACAACTCCAAGTGACTTCAAATCTGTTTTGATCTGTAAGATAGTTGAAGAAATCATCGTGTAGAGTTTGTGTAGTGTTTGTTTCAAATGTAACATTTTTTAGGTCCTGCATACGTGGATGTTCGAACAAATCAATGTAAAGCCGTTGCCACGCTAACAATGGCTCACCTCCGGTCATAATCAAATGTATATCTTGACCGTTGTCCTGTACCCACTTACCATTTGGTGTAAGTGAAAGTAAATGTTCAACCACTTCATCCACTGTTGCCAGTTTGTTAAAGTGTTTGAATTCTGGATAGATACTTGCATACGTATCACAACCTGTGTGAATGATAGGCAAGTCTTCAAACTTTTCTGTAGTTTCATGCACACCTGCGTCAATAAGTGCTTTTACTTCTGCGTTATAACGCTGACCTTCTTTGTGTTGTTGCCAACGATCTTTTTTAGTGTCAACACCAAAGTTCATACAACGAAAGTTACAACCAAATGTACGCAGGAATACACTTGGCACTCCTACAAACTTACCTTCACCTTGCACACTATAAAACGCTTCTGAATATCTTAATTTCATTTCCGGCTTTCTGTTAACTGCTTCATAAGAAGGATAACCTTTTTCAAATACTGGTGCTTCTATCATCTTGGTGCAAACTCCTGTTGTAATTTGATATTATCCATAAACTCTTTTTTAGTTCCCGGATCATCATTGAATGCACCTTTAAGAACTGTAGTTTGTGTAAGTGAGCTATGTGCTTTAATACCTCTATTCTCACAGCATCCATGTGTTGCTTGAATATATACGCCTACATTCTTAGATCCTGTTGCTTTCATAATTTCACGTGCAATATCATTATTTAATTCTTCTTGTAGTGTGCCACGCCGAGCACACCACTGTGCAATACGTGTATATTTGCTCAGTCCAATAAGTTTTTCTGCAGCAATTATACCAATGTATGCCACGCCAGTTACTGGCTGATGATGATGCGAACACACACTTTTAAGTTCACTGCGAACTACGAGCATTCCTTCATATCCATCTTCTACATGATTAGGAAATGCTGTTGCATTAGGCATAGGATCATATCGACCTGCCATTAGTTCATTTACATACATCTTAGCAAGACGTCTACCTGTGTCCATGCTGTTTGGATCTGTATGTCTATCAATTATAAGACTGTCAAGAACTCCTTCAAACTTACCTGTAAGTTCGTCAATAAGTTCTTCTTTGTCGCCTTTTTGTAACACTTCAGAAATGTTATCACCCGCCCAGTAGCGGATACCTGCATCTTGTAGGCGGGCTTTAATTTGTTCACTTTTGCTCAATTTGTTTCTCCGAGTTATAGACGAGGATGTCTCTCATCATTATTTAAATTATATGATATATTTAGGTTTTTGTCAACCATTTATATTATTTTCTTCACGAATTTTACGTCTTTTTAATATATGTTTTTTATAAGCATTGCTATCATAGAACTTATAATAGCCGTTTTCTTCTAATTGTTTACTTGCGTCATCTAATAAAGATAATTTTTGGATAAGAATCATAGCATTAGCAAAATTTTGTGATGCTAGTAACCATAAATCTTTTTTTTGGAATCCAAACAAGTTATTTAGAGAATCACATCCGGCCATTAGTGCTTCTATTGACATTACAGATGTATTACAGGCAACAATAACTACATCTTTATCACCTGTAAAATATTCACACTCCTTAACAACCGTCTGCCAAAACAAGTCCGTATCTTGCACTTCTTTAATTTTTATTTTATTATCAAAGAATGCTTTTTTGGCAAACGGACAAGGTTGTAAGTTTTTATAAAACCTGTTATTAGGTTTACTCAAATAGTTCAATATGTAGTTTTCAATGTTTTTTTTAAAATTCATTAAAAATACTTGTCAAGAACTTCCAATTGATCATGATACTCTGCAATAACTTTTAATTCTTTTTCTATTGCTTCTAAAATATCAGGATGTTCACCAACACCAGCTGAATTTTTAAAATACACTTCAACGTTCATTGCGTGTTTGGCAATGTGTCCTCGTGCATGTTCTTTGATTGCTTCAATCATATTTTCTCTGTTATATTCTTTAGCCATTTGACTCTCCTTTTCTATAGTTACCTTTTTCTGGTATGACATGTCTTACACCCCCACGTGGGTCAGTCATATCACCTTTCCTTCGCGGTATTAGATGAACATGTGGATACATCACAGTTTGACCTGCGGCCTCTCCACAATTCTGTCCAATGTTGAACGCATCACAATATCCGCGATCAACCCAATCGTAGCCCCATTTGTATGCGGCTTCGAAACACTTACTTAAATCCTGCCATGTTTGTTCTTTCGGTACAAAAAGAATATGTCCTTCTGTAACAGGATATCCATCTTTGTAAACTGTAAAGTCTTTTGTATCTATTAATACATCAGTCCATGGCTTATGCGGTTTCATAAAATTCTTCCTCAACATAACGTTTTAATTCATGATCACCAATATTTTCTGGTACTCTTTTCTTATAAAAAAGCTCATAACTGTCAGAACCATACTTGCCTATACCATATAGTTCTGTAGCATCTTCTCCGTCCCAATCACTAAACTGTTCACTCATACGATATAGTCTTTCAGCTCTT